CAGTTGCCCGTGTTGGTGGACGCGGAGCGGAAGCCCGTGTTGGTGGACGCGGAGTAGTCGCCCGTGTTGGTGGACGCGGAGCGGAAGCCCGTGTTGGTGGACGCGGAGTAGTCGCCCGTGTTGGTGGACGCGGAGCAGTTGCCCGTGTTGGCCTCTTTATTTTCATCCTTGATGTTTTCCATCACAAAATCAACGGCAGCTTTTACAAGCCCAGCAATGCCGATTTCTGCTTTCACAGCAATCTTTTTTCCGCAGCGCTTGCTATCTTCGTCGCTTTTTTTATCGCTTACATCGTCCAAATCTACCTCACAGTAGCGGCTCATGTTGCCGGGGGCGTAGTATTCAAATACATCCAACGGGTACTCGCAGGCGTGGAAGCCTTCCTCGCACAGTTCGGCGGTGGGTTCCTTGTAGGTCTTGCCGATTTCGTACTGAAAATCACGGCATTTCAGGTCTTTGTCGAAGCCTTTATACATTTTCATGGCGGGTTTCCTCCTTAAAATACAGCCCGCACAGCAGATTCAGCACCAGCAGGGCGGCGAAAGTGGCGGGGATATTGAGAGAGCCAATCGCGGCCAGCAGCAGCACCAAGTCTGCGGTGATCGCCAGCTTGACAACTTGTCTTTTGGCGCGTATAATAAATGTTGGATTCATTTGCAATGTCCTTTCTTTGCCGCTCGGTGTTTGGTCGCGCCGGGCGGCATCTTTTTTTGTCATCTGGATGCGCCGCGCAGGATGGTGACGGCGGTTTCCAGCGCGTCGGCCAGCTGTTCGCGGTCGGATTTTGGCTTTACTGGGATTGACCGGCGGACGGCAGCGGCGGGGAAGTAGGCGGCAAAGTCGTCCAGGGAGATGTCCAGCACGGAACAGACGGTGCAGACCTCTTTCCAGAACCATTGAGAGCGGCCCCGGCAGCGGTCACAAAAGACGGCGCGGTCCATGCCGCAGGCATCCGCCAGAGCACCTTTGGTGGTGTAGCCTTTGGTTTTGATAAAGGCGGTAAAGGCGAGGTTCATTGCGGTTTACTCCTTTCTACTGGAAATAAGATCTGACAGTGCAGAACGAACGCGGCTTTCTGCTCCTTTAGGGGCACGCTTGCCGTTGAGCAGTTTGCTTAAATAAGCTGTGGTGCAGCCCATTTCGGCGGCAAGGTCACGAACTTCCAGGCCGTAGATATGCAATTGCCCGACAACTTCGCCAGTCCATTTTTCTAACAAAAAAATCGCTCCTTTCTTGTACAAGCACTTGAACTTTTAGGAGCAATGTGTTACTATGAAGTTGCGACACTATCATAACAAAACAACGAGCGCCTTTTGGTTTAGTTGCTTGCTTGTTTTGGGTTCTACCATTTGAACCCTACCCCTATAGTATAGTACAAGTGGTGGAACTTTTCAAGTACTTTTGTGCAACTGGTAGAACTTTGACTATTTGCACAAAAAAGGCGGTGCTTTTATGTTCTATCCTACATTCTTGATGCTGTGTGAACAAAAGAGAGTTAAGCAAACAAGAGCTTTGCTCGATGCAGGCGTACCGAAATCGGCATATCAGTACTGGAAAAAGCAATATGAAGCTGGAGAAGACCCGAAGCCGACAAATCAGAACGCGGTGAAGCTGGCCGACTATTTCGGCGTTACGGTTGACTACCTCTTAACCGGTAAACAAAAAGAAAAAGCCCCCGGCACGGATGCCGGAGGCTATACAGATGAGGAACGCGAAACAATCAACCTTTTACGGATGCTGCCGGAGGAGGAGCGCCGCGCCCAGCTTGCTTTGCTGCGAGCGCGCGTAAAGCCGAAATAGTCTGCTGACGCTGTTCCGGCGTGGCGGCCCTAAGTAATGCGATAAATTCTAATTCTAAGTTGTCCATATTCTGCGTTCCTTTCTGTTGGATTTCTGAATACAACTATATCACAACAGGTGGTTGTATTCAATGGGGAAAATGCACAAAAACGGGTTTCACGTTTTGCGAGTACGAATTATTGGACGCTTTCTCTTTCTGGTTCTGCCGTGATGGGCGGGCGGAGGCTCTTGCACTTTGCACATATTGCAGCTCCTTTTGTTTAAAGTGTACTACACCCACAATAGGATTTTTGTCAGAGCGTGTAAATAACCAGAAAAGAAAATGCTATACATGACGGAATATATCGGCTTTCGGGGGTGAATGGCTTTGGATACATCGTACATAAAAACGCTGATGGAGCGAGAAAATGTCACGCAAGCGGAACTTGCAAGATTGACTGACATACCGCAGGGGACATTATCACGGATTTTGAACGGCACAACAGACTGCCCGACATTTGCCAATGTGACAGCCATTGTAAAAGCGCTGCATGGAAGCCTTGATGTGATGGCCGGAATCGTGGACGAGCCGAACGACAAGCCGATGACGATGACCGAACGGGAGTTATACGAGAAACTGATTGCAGACAAGGAACGACAGCTGCGCAGCGTGAACGGTATGTTGGAACAGAAACAACAATGGCTGCGGAAAATGTGGCGGGTGATGATCGTGATGATAGCAGTTGTCGGCGTGATGCTGGTGCTTGATGTGTCGATTGGGTCGATTGGGTTTGTGAGGTACTAAAGAGGTGGCATAGATGCCGAAACCGTTAGTTTTTTGGCGTACTGATGAAGCGGATGACTATGTACACACAGAAAAAGACTGTGTAGAGATAGTCAATGCAAAGACGGTGCAATGTGGGGCAATTGAGGATGCGCAACGGAGCGGGCATACAAGAGCTTGCCCATACTGCCAGAGAGCGCGGAATTTACCAGAGAGAAAAGAAGCCACTGTTGTAAAAATTAAGGCGGATGCGCCAGCAGTACAAAAAGCTCCCGTATGGATTGCGATGCTTGCAGCTGTTGCGTGTACATGGCTGTGCTGCTGGTTATACTATAATGAGCAAAGCACAGATATAAAAAATGCTGCATATAACGATGGGTATGTTGCAGCAGAAACGGATTATTCGGAAACGTACGAAAGCCGTTATCGCGAAGGGTATGACACAGGCAAATCCGCAGGTTATGACTATGGAAAACGAGAAGGATATACAAGCGGATACGCTGAAGGATATACAAAAGGAAAAGATTCTGTAGATACCGATTCAAGCTATCAGGACGGATATAACAACGGCTATAACAAAGGATACGATGCCGGTTATAATGACGGTGCCGAAAGCTATAGCCAATACAGTGCACCACAAAGCAGTTATACATATACTGTTTATATCACCGCAACAGGGAACAAATATCATGCGGCGGGGTGTCAGTATCTTAAAAATAGCAGTATCCCTATAGATATAAACCAAGCAATATCGCAAGGATACACGGCCTGCAGCCGGTGCAATCCGTGAAATAAAAAAGCCCCTGCCGGTGGTGACGCACCGACAAGGGCAAAAGGGTTGCTCGCAATGAAGCGAACGGCCCTATTTTATCATATACAGAAAGGGTTGTAAAGATGAAGCGTACAAACACGGCAAAATGGATTGAAAGCGCTGGGCGCTGGCAGATAAACGTGCAGAAAGACGGCGTGCGAAAAACCTTTACCAGTGCCAAGCCGGGCAGAACCGGCCAGCGGGAAGCCAACAAAAAAGCGGATGACTGGCTGGAAAAGGGATTGCAGACGCGGACCTATACCGTAGAGGCGGCTTATTCGGAGTTCATGGCCCGGCAAAGGAAAGTATCCTCAGAAGGAAACTGGAAGCCCATGCAGGGCCGCTATAATGCCTGGATAGGGCCGAGAATCGGAACCAAGCGACTGACTGCGATCACAGAACAGGCAGTGCAGAACATCCTTGACGACGCTTTTGCCGCTGGCCGGAGCAAGAAAACCATCAAGAATATAGCAGGTGATCTCCGGGCATTCTTTAAGTTCTGCCGCCGGTCGGGGTGGTCTACCTTTGAGCCGGAAGACCTACATGTCCCGGATGGAGCACGCTATAAAGAACGGACCATCCTGCAGCCATCGGACATTGTGACGCTTTTAAACGTGGATACTACCATATATAGAGGGCGCAGGGTGCCGGATGAACGCATCCATTATTACCGGCTGGCAGTGTTTACCGGGATGAGGCCCGGCGAGCTGCTGGGCCTTGAATGGGGCGACATCCAAGACGGCAAGGCTTTAATACACCGATCTGTTACTATATATAAGAAGGAAACAAGGGGGAAGAACGAGAACGCGCCGCGCACTGTCGTGCTGTCGGCGCGGTCGATGGCCGAGCTGGAAGCGCAGAAAGAGTTGACCGGCATGCAGCAACGGGTGTTCATCCAAGAGGAAGAACGGAACGTCCGGCGGGCGTGGGAGCGATACTGCGAGGCAAACGGCATTACAAAATGCACCTTGTACGAGCTGCGGCACACATTCGTCAGCATTGCGGCAAACCTGCCGATGGGGCAGCTGAAGCAGACTGTAGGACACAGCCGAAACATGGATACCTACGGGGTATATTCTCATGCGATCAATGGGCAGGACAGAGCGATTGCAAACAACCTTGAAAACGTATTTGATAAGATTGTAAAAAGTACACACTTTTAGTACACACTTTTTTCTGTGGGGACGTTTTTTAGTGGTGGAAATGTGAAACGGTGCGTTGAATAAATAGCGGTTATACGATGATTTGTAGCGGGTGGATTTTAATCCGTCAGGGTTCGAGTCCCCCATCCTCCACCACAAAAAACGCCGTAGATACGATAAAATCTACGGCGTTTAACTTTTGAAATACACACTTTAGTACACACTTGCAGAAAAGTACACAGAAAACCCCGGCGGGAAATCCTGCCGGGGTTTTGTTTAGTTATAGAGTTCATTAAACCATATCGGGCCGAAGCGGTAGCTAATGACGTAGCCGGAGCCGGACGGGCCGACTGGCTGCGCGTTGAGCATCGAAGCGCGGGCACCGGCTGCAAAGGATGCCGCCAGGGCGGCGGCGATGATGGCGGAAATAATAGCTTTTTTCATGTGGGTTGCACCTCCTGTGCATTATCCGGGGCTGGTTTACTTGTCAAGAATCTGCATGACCTGCCGGGCGGCGCGTTTGCCGTTCTCGGTGAGTTGGCGTTGCCAGGCCGCATTGCGGGGGCTCCAGCGGAAACCGTGAGACTTGAGCAGGGCGCGGGTGTCGTCGTCGGGCTTTCCGTCAAAAATGAGCTGTACGCGCATCTGGTCGGGGTCTTCTTTGTAGGTGTAACCGTTGTGCTCGGCTTCTGTGGGTGTGGCCTCTTTTGCGGTTTGCAGGGCGTTCAGGCGGTCTTGCAGGCGCTTGACATTTGCAAGGCTGTTTTGTAGGGTGTACGGCGGGTAGGGTGTGCCGGTATACCATCCGCGTGCCCAATGGCTTTCGATGCTGCGGCGCTCTTTGGGGTCAAGGCCGGGGCAGCCTTCCAGCGTTTTGTGCTGGCGGTAATAGGCGTTTGTCGCCTTCATCCAGTCGCGCTCTGCCTGAAGGCTGTTGAGCTTGTAGGTCAGCGCCTCGATCGCTTCGGGGTCGTTGCTCTTGATGGGCTGGCAGTGGGCACGGCGCAGCAGGTCAAGATAATGTTCTGCGCGGCTGTACAGGTCGCGGTTGGCATCCCACGCGGCAACCTGCGCAGCCTTCTTCCGGGTGGGGAAGTTGGAAGAGCCTGTGATCAGCACGGACGGGCAGCGCGTGCCGATTTCGTTGTCCTTGTTGATGGCGGCGGCCAGTGTGGCGGCGTAACGGTCAAGCAGCCATTCGGCGCGGTCACGCTGCGCATCGGTTGCGCAAAGGGGCTTGACGCGCTCCAGCACGGCGGCGGCCTCGTCAACCTGTGCGCGGTATTCGGTGGTCGTGCTGTTGGCCTTGTAGTCGCTCATGCTCATCATGTCGTGAGCGGCGCGGGCGGTGGATTCGTTGATAGGGTAATACATGGTTGTGATCTCCTTTTGTGTTTGGTTTTGGGCAATGGGGCGGGGCTGCTTGTAGCTGTGCAGCCCTGCGGGAGTGTCAGCGGTGGACAAGTCCATAATAGAAGTGCTGTAGGCCGTGACGGACAAAAGCCATATATAGCAGCCCTTGTGCATTGTTGCTGTGCGGTTCGCCCATCAAAAAACCCTCGTGACCATCGCGGCGCAGATCGTGCGGCAGGCTGTACGGCGGCATGCAGTTATAAAGCTCGTCATAGATTTCTGCGGTGATAGCCTGACCTGGGCGGGCGTTGAATACTCCTGTGCGCTCCCAGTCCTGCCGGGTGTAGGTGTCGGCGGTGGGACGGTCGGCAGCTAGGTCGCAGTAGTGGGTGAACATCAGGCGGGCGTCCTCCGGGTCGTGGGTGTGGTAGCACTCAATTTCCCGACCGTCGGGGTACAGGGCCATGACTTCAATATAACCACATTCGGCGGTGAGGTCTGCCGCGTCGATGATGATTTTTCTGCCCTGCCAGGTGGGTTCAGAGTGAAAAAGTGTTTTCATGGTTGTTAGCTCCTTTCAGATGATGCCGCACTGTTCAGCGGCTAGAACGAACGCGGTTGGACTTATGCCAGCGCCCCGGCGGGCTGGCTGCCATTGTTGGCGATGGGTGCGCTTTGTTGAATCGTGCCGGGCTTGCTGTTGTGTTGTTACCCATGAGCGCCCACCCTTGCGGGCGGCCGGGCTTGCACCGGCGGCGCGTTATGCGTCGGCCTTGCGGGTGGTGTGGGTTAGTCGGAGATACAAAGCATATAGCCGCGCTTGGCGCAGATGATCGAAAGCCGGTTAAACTCCATGTAGCGGCGGAGGGTGTCAGGGTTTCGGGTGTCGGCCAGTTCTGCCCGGTGGCGCTGCATATAGCGGCGCTGCGTGGCAAGCTCTTTTTGTGCTTGAAGGTCAGACAGACGGAAAAGCGTGTAAGCGGTCATAGTGTGTTGCCTCCTGTTGTTGTGGTGGTTGTTTCGGTTATGGGATAGGGTCGCTTTACTGTGCGGCCCTGCAAGGTATCAGGCGGGGATGGTTTCGCGGTCGCGGGTTTGGTAGCTCTGGCCGCTGTACTTGTTGTAAATGTCTTGGTAGCTGGCCTTACGGTTCCGGCGGCTGGTGTCGCCGGTGGGGTGCCAGTAGTATTTGCAGCGATTCGCAGACCAGCGGAAACCGAGCTTTTCGAGGGTGTGCAGCCACTTGTGATTGGTGTCGGCCCAAATCCAAGAGCCGACGACATCGAACTGCAGGCCCGGGCACTTGGCCAGTTCTTCGGCCATCTTGACGGCCTCTGCATCCTGCGCGGCCTTGGAAGCATCCTCTGCCGCTTTGGTCTGCTCGTACTGCTGGCGGCCTTGCTTGGCCTGCTCAGAACAGAAGCGGGGAAGCGTGGGCTTCAGCTCGTCCCACTCGGCGTTGATCTCCTGCATATCGGAGACGCTGCCGCCGTGATCGGGGTGGTGCTTGCTGGCAAGGTCTCTGTACATTGCGGTGCCTTCGGTGATGGTGCTGGGGCGTGGGTTGAACCATTTATAGGTTTTATAGGTGGTAGTCATTTTGTAGGCCTCCTGTTTTGTTTGGTGGGGTTGTTTGCTTTCGATGTCTGTATTATACATGCTAGCATGAACAATGTCAACATGCTATCATGAAGATTGGAGAAATGCACAATAATGCTAGCATGAATCTATGCAATTTGTACATGCTTGCATGATTCGGCGCTCTGTGCTATAATGTGGGTACTATACAAAAGGAGGCACGCAGAATGTCCACCGATGCAAAACGGGCCGGGAATGCGCGATACTTGGCAAAGCTGAAAACTATTACAGTAAGGATGCAGCCGGATACAGCGGAAACTATCCAGCAAGCAGCAGCAGCAGCCGGGGAAAGCGTGAACGGCTATATACTGGCGGCGATTGATGAGCGCATGCAACGCGAAAATCACGATAAACCGAAAAACACTTGACAAAATCGCACTTACATGCTAAAATGTGTATAATGAGCGAACCACGCGAGGAAGCGAGCTTCCGCGACGGGGCTCACTCATTATACAGTTTTAACGTATCAACGCGAAAAATTAGGTTTCGGGCGTCCAGCTTTACCGCTGGGCGCTTTTTTGTTGCTATTTAAGGTAGGAGGGCGGCAACATGGCAGAGAAAAAGGCGGCGCAGGCCGTCCAGCAGATGAGCAAGGCAGAACGCGGAGCCGCTCGAGCAAAAGAGCAAGCAGAGCGCGGGGAGCTGATCAGCAAAACAGGTAGGCGAATGAATCCCGCAAGCATTGCCAACTTGCAGCCGAAAACGCTAGACCAGCAACCGGCAGAGCGAAAAAGAGAGATACAAAGCGCAGGCGCAAAAGCAAGCAACGAGCTACAAGCAAAGCGCCGTACTATTAGGGATATATACAACGATCTGTTGAAGCAGCCTGACGACATTAGCAGCTTGGAAGATCAGGATTTAGCAGAGAGAGCCCAAAAGATGGCCCAACAGAGAGGCGAACCGCTGACGGTATACGATAGTATTGCTATTGCGATGGCGGCAAAAGCGAAGGCCGGAGACGTCAAGGCGGCGGTGTTTGTGCGGGATTCTGCGGGGGATAAACCGGCCGACCAGATGGAGATTACAGCCGAAGCAGTGACCGATGCCGATAGAGAATTGATGCAGAATATCCAGAAGCGGCTACAAAAGAACGATAATGCGTGAATTTGCGGTTCGCTAAATAAGTATTTAGCGAAACACAGCCGAGAAAAGCGGGCGCATGTAGCATAAAGAGGAAAACCGAAAGCCTGCCGGGGGTGCATTGCATCAAGGCAGGGCGGGGGCTTCTTTTTTTATGGGGCTGTCCAGCAGCAGGCAGCAGGGGGCCGGGGGTGCCCCCCTATGAGGGGCGGGCGGGGTGCGCAGGGAGCGCAGGCTGGGTACGAATATGTCCGTTCCCCCACCGAATACAAAAATAAAATTTACCCATCCCCCCCCCCATGCAGGGACATGTCGAAAAAACTGACAGGTTCCCCAGAACAAAAATGATATAAAGTATATCCCGGTGCGGAAGTAAGTCAACCTCCTCTCTTACTATTGGGACTAGGGCCGTCCGCTTCAAGACCCAGCGACCACTATACAAAGAGTTCTGCTACGGCAGGGCGCTTTTTTTATTTGCTGCATAGCCAGCTGCAAACTGGGCCTGACCAGTCAATACGGCAAGGGCGCTGCGTTCCGAAGCAACGGCGTGGCAAAGGTGCAAGACCTATGTGCAGTACCAGATGGCAGGGTCGCAACCTGTCTGTGTGAGCGGGCGCGGTATCCCTCACAAACGATGACAACGACCGTGCAAACGGTAAGCCGCACATGCCCTTGTAGCTCAATGGCAAGAGCCTTGGAGTGCCGGTTCAAGTCCGGCTGAGGGCAAAGGCGGGGTCGCTCCCCTCCGTAAAGCCGGACGGAATACAGACCGATAGCACTGGGGCGCATCGGAGAGCAACGATGGCAAGCCGCTCAGGAGCGCGGCGCGATGGCAGGTCGCAACGGGACTTCGAGAGCCTGAAAAAGTCTGCCCGCACAGTGAAGTGCGAAACGAAACTTCAACCGCAGGACTGTGCGGTATACCAAGAGACAGCCCGCCAGACCTGTGCGGACAATACAGGGGATCAAAAAAAGCGTTGCGGATTTGCTCCCCGCAACGGGTGAGACCGGCACAGCATAAACCGGTAGGGCGGGTTTGGGGAATTTCTGAGGTAAAGAAATGGATTGCAGGTTCGATTTTGAGATTTACGGGAAATCATTCTTTTTGTTGCCGTCGCTTTCGTTTTTACATGACAACATGGTGTATGCGAGACCGAACTTTGCAATCAAAATTGATTGGCTGGTTTTTCACGCAAGACTTTTGCTGTTTTGCTGAAAGCGGGGTGATTTGGGAGGTTCTATGTTGGTGCTTTGTGTAATTGTGGCATACCTGTTGAAAATGCCGTTTTGGTGGGCCGTGCTTTTGCTATGTTGCGGCTTTTGGGAAGACAATATTATTCTTGCGTTTGCAAACATGAAAAAGTAGGGCGGGGGGTGATGTGTTGACGCTGGAAGAGATGCGGGAACTTGAACGCGAGGCGTGCAGGAAAGACCCGGTGTATTTTTGCGAAACATATTGCCACATTGAGGACAAGGACGCAGATGAGCTGATACAGCCGTTTACGCTGTGGGATGGGCAGAAAAAAGCCCTGACGGCGTTTGCGGGGAACAGGCTTGTGTGCGTTTTAAAGGCTCGACAGCTTGGGTTTACCTGGCTGGCGCTGGTGGAAGTGGCGCGGCTTGTGGCGCTGAATACTGGCCGTACTGCCATAGGTTTGAGCCGATCGGAGGACGAGGCCAAAGAGCTTGTGCGCCGCTTGGCTGTGATACTGCGGTACATGCCGGGGCTTATCCGCGAAGTGGACACGCCTGGCGGCAGCGTTGCAGGCTGGACTGGGCCGGTATTCTACAAAAGCACAATGCAGGTGGTTGTGATGTGGCCGGACGGCCCGGAGAGCGTGTTTAAGGCGTTTCCATCCAGCCCTGCTGCAGGCCGTTCGTTTACTGCCGACTTGATTGTGATAGACGAATGGGCGTTCCAGCAGTACGCAGAGGAAATCTGGCAGGCTGCATACCCGGTTATCAACCGACCGTTTGGCGGGCGGGTCATTGGCTTGTCTACTATCAAGCTGGGCACGCTGTTTGAGGAAATCTACACGAATCCCGGGAACGGCTTTACCAAGCTGTTTTTGCCATGGTCAACTGACCCGCGCCGTACCGAAAAATGGTACGCGCAGACGGTCGCTGCGCTGGGCGAGGATAAAACGATGCAGGAGTACCCTGCAACTGAAGAAGAAGCGCTCTCCGCCCCCGGAGGGCGCTTTTTTAGTGAGCTTGATAAAGATACCCACTTGGTTGATGCACCGCCCACAGGGCCGCTTAGACGCTATGTGGCGATTGACTACGGCCTTGATATGCTAGCGGCAATTTGGATCGCCGTTGACCCGAACAACCATGCAACGGTGTACCGGGTAGACGGCGGACCGAACAAGACCATTGGCGAAGCGGCGGATTTGATTTTGCGAGATTCCGAAGGCGAGGAAATTGATATGTACCTTGCGCCGCCTGATTTGTGGAACCGCAGCCAGGAGAGCGGCAAGAGCCGTGCGCAGCTGTTCAGCGAAGCACATCTGCCGCTGGTGCAAAGTTCCCGCGATTTTCCTGCCGGGTGTGCGGCCATGAAACAATGGCTGCGCAAGGACGAGAAAACAGGGAAGGGGTATCTTACGTTCTACAAGCCGGGCGAGTTGTGGACATGCCTGACGAAGATACAGAAAGACGACAAAAATGCCGATGTGTATGCGAAGAATCCGCACGGATTGACGCATTTCCCGGATGCTTTACGCTATTTTTGCGTTTGGTGGACGAGCCCGGCGAAAAAGCCGGTGAATATACGAAAGCGGCCGTGGACGGCGGATATGTACGAGGACTACCGCAATGCCAATACGGAAGAGCGAAAGATGCTGATGGAAAGGTGGGGACACCCTGCATGATCGAATTTTGGTTGAACGCGCAGCCCTGTTTTAGAATTTGCCGCTATTACGGCGGCAAGGTACGGAACAGCATTTTGGTAATGGAGGGGATTTTTTGAGATGCCCGACTTGTGGAATTGAGTGCAGGACCGATTCCAGCACGAATGTGCTGAAATTTATCTGCCGCAGCAAACAGTGCCCGGATTATGGGCATGTGATGGGGGAAAAGCCCCTGAATGAGCCTGTTGTACGGGTGAATTACCCGGTGCAGGACGATTAAAGCGGATACAGAATCTGCCCTTACAATAGAAATAGCGCTTATCCCATTTGGGGTAGGCGCTTTTTTTATACCCATTTTTAGCCGACGGGCGTTGTACGTGGAGGAACCAATGGAAGAACTTGAAAATGGCGTGACCGAGAGCGTAGCCGACTCTGAACCCAACCTGGAAGAAACTGCTGTGGAAGAAACTACGCAGCAGGTGGAAGAACCTGCTGCAGAAGAACCGGCGCAAGAGCCGGAAATCCCTGATTCAGTTTGGGCCATTGCCCGCAAGCGCAGCGAGCGAGAGGCACAGGCAAGAATCGACAGGCAGATCGCGCAGCGTTTTGGACAGTACAAAAACCCCGCCACAGGAAAGAACATTGCGACACTGGATGACTACTTTGCCGCAATGGATGCCCAGGCGGAGCAGAGCCGTCAGGAAGCCATCGACCGCATGACGGCCAACCAGAGCAGGGAACAGCAGGAAGCACTGCGCCAAATCCTTGCAAACGACCCGGAAAAGCGACGTTTGAATGCCCGGGTACAGGAATTGGAGCAGAAACAGCTTGATGAGCAGGCAGGAGCTGCGTTTAACCGCGATTTTGCCGAGCTGCAGAAACTGGAACCCGCTTTGAAAACCGTAAGCGACCTGGAAAAGCTGGACGGCTTTGACAAAATTGTACAGCTTGTACAAGAAAAAGGGCTTGACATGGTGACGGCCTACAAAGCTGTGAACTATGGCCGAGCCACACAGGCCAGCCAGGCGGCAGGAAAGCAGGCGGCTATCAATGCAGCCAAAGGGAAGAACCACCTTGCCGCCCACGATGGGCAGGCGCAGCCGGGAACCCAAAAGGTAATGAGTGAAAGCATGCTGAACCTTGCGAAAGAAGCGTTCCCGGACAAATCCGACGCAGAAATCCAGAAACTTTATAACTCGATTTGAAAGGAGCCACGATAAATGGCAGTTATTTTTAGTAAATCCAGCGGCGCAGCCAATGATTATTGGAACGAATGGGCCGACATGATCCAGATGAAGATGAAAGACACCGACAACGAGAAGAACAACGACGACGAGCTTGTCAATGCCCTGTTCAACGTGAAGAAGTCTAAGCGCTTTGGTGAGAAGATCGCGGGCCTGTCTACCTTTGGCAACTTTGAGGCTGTTGACGAGGGTGCAGAAGCCCCGGCCGATACCCTGAAAGAAACGGAGCCCAAGCTGATTACCCACAGCGAGTTCAAGAAACTGTTTGAAGTCACCAAGACCATGAAAGAGGACTTGCAGTTTGACATTGTTGCCACTAAGGCAGCGGCTTATGTGCGTGCCTACAAGCGCAGCCGTGCAGAGTTTGCCAGCGCGGCGCTGACCAGCGCCGCCAAGACCTTTACCTACGGCAGCAAGACCGGCCTGGACAGCACCACCGCTGACGGCCTGGCCCTGTTTGATAAGGCGCATACCGGCCTGACCGGCGTTGCGACCCAGTCCAACGTGTTTACCAATGCCTTTGGCGATGACGATGCCATGCTGAACCGCCTTGCCAACATTGGCATGAACTTTAAAAACGCCACCGGCCATGTGATGGGCTACACCTTCGATACCCTGATTGTGCCCGGCAACGCCTACCGCCTGATTACGCTGGGCAAGAAAATCATCAACAGTGACCAGCAGGTTGGCAGCAGCTTCAACGATGTCAACGTGAACAAGGGCATGTGGAAGCTTGTGGTTGACCACCATTGGCAGGTTGCAGATGGCACCGAGCCGTACATCATCATGTCCAGCCAGGCCAACAAAGACCTGATGGGCAGCATGTTCTACGACCGTACCCCGCTGGAAATTGAGCAGGATGTGGATGTGCGCACCCAGAACCTGATTTCCAGCGGCCGTGGCCGTTTCAGCGCCGGTTTTGGCGATTGGCGGCACATCATCATGGGCGGCGCTGCTGCCGGTACGGAGTTGACCTGATATGGCCCCGAAAGGATTGCAGCCTGGTGATACCTTTACCGAGGGCAAGCTGACCTATGTGGTTGTGGCGGTAAACGCCGACGGCAGCTATGATGCCAAGCTGGCAGAGAAAACCCCGGAAGTAAAACGCGGAAGACCCAAGAAAGCATAAGCACAGCGGCCCTGTTTAGGCAGGGCCGCTTTTTATCACATTTGCGGGGGCATGACCCTACAGGAGTGAACAATGAAAAAGAACGACGACAAAGACAAAAAGCTGCTGGAAAAATGGCAAGGCAAGTTATCTGCCGCAAAAGCACGATACAGCGCAGAGCTTGCAGCCATGCAGCGGCGTGAAGATATGTACTACGGAAGCCACACTATCCAGGGCGCCAAAAAGAAGGCAAGCAATGTGCGGAATGTGGTGTATGAGCTGATCGAAAGCGAAGTGGACACCAGTATCCCACAGCCGAAGGTAACGGCCATCCATGCAGAGGATGTGGAAAAGGCCAGGAAAATCGAGAATCTTTTGCGAAACGAGATTCGACGGATGCCTATCCCGGAGATGAACGATCGCAGCGAGAGAACCGTGACCATCCAGGGCGGTGATTTTTTCCATGTGGAATGGAACCCGGTTGCCGGGTATCACTGCACTTTGGGCGATGTGGAAGTTAATTTACGCCATCCGAGACAGGTCATACCGCAGCCGGGCGTATATCGGCTGGAAGATATGGACTATGTGTTTTTGCAGATGAGCAAGAGCAAAGAGGCTTTGGAGAACAAATACGGCGTAGAAATTGACACAGACACCGAAGATGCCCCGGAGGTGCGCGGCAACGATGCCAGCACGGCCAGCGGTGTTGTGACCCAGAACATTGTGTACTACAAGCACGATAAGGGCACAGTGGGCATGCTGAGCTGGTGCGGCGACCAGATTTTAGAGAATTACCCAGACTATTACGCCAGAACCAGCGAGGTTTGCACCAAGTGCGGACGCAAGCGGGTAGGGGATGTATGCGTTTGCGGAAACAAACGATTTAAAGAAGCCCCGGTACAGACCATTACCCTGACGCAGGATTTGGTGATGAGCGACGGCGAGACCATCCCGGCGCAGACACGCGGCGAGGATATGCCAATTTTGAACCCGGACGGCAGTATGCAGCTGGACAACGACACCGGCGAGATGATCATGATGCCCGGCGAACTGGAAGCAACCGAAATCCCCGCCTATAAACCGCACGGATTCCCGATCATTGAGAGAATCAATATCTCGGCAGCTGACCGATTTTTGGGTGTGAGCGATGTGGATATTATCTCGGACCAGCAGCAGGCCATTAACAAATATGGCACAAAAATCCAGGAAAAGCTGCTGAAAGGCGGCAGTTATGTCACCTTGCCGGACGGTGTAGATGTTGACAAAAGCGACGATGAGTTAAAGATTTTGCGCATCCAGAATCCCAGTCAGGCAAATCTTATCAGCGTTATCAATGTGCAGCCCAATGTGCAGAATGACCAGAACATGTTGGAGTACAACTATAACTGGGCAAAATCTGCTTTGGGTATTACCGATGCTTTCCAGGGCAAGTACGACAGCTCCGCTACTTCCGGCAGTGCAAAGCAGTTCAGTGCGAACCAGAGCGCCGGACGTTTGCAGAGCAAGCGTGAGATGAAGAACAACGCCTACGCCCGGCTGTACCGGCTGATGTTTGAGTACTTGCTGGCCTATGCGGACGAGCCGTACCCCATGACCGAGACCGACACGGACGGGGAGCAGCAGTTCGGCCACTTTGACCGCAACGACTTTTTGAAGCGCGACGCTGCCGGGGAACTGTATTGGAACGATGAATTTATCTTTGAGGTAGACCCGGCCAGCAACCTTGCCAGCAACCGGGAACGGCTGTGGGATATGGCAAAGGTGGATTACCAGGCTGGCGCGTTTGGCCCTATCAACGACTTGGAGAGCCAGCGCACCTATTGGACGTGGCTGCGCAATACCAACTATCCATACTCGGCCACTGTATTGGCAGACATCAAGCAGCGGTTACAGGACCAGCAGCAGATGCAGGCCATGATGAACCAGGGGGTAAATGCAAATGACATGGGAACAGATCAAGCTGGCATCCTTGCAGAAGATGTTCGCCAGTGACGGCACAGACCTATCGAACCCCGACGAAGCGACAAAAGAATATTTAAACGCGATGCCGCAGGCAGCCAACGAAGCCATTGAAATGATTTGCACTGCCGGGCGGTATTTACGCAAAAGCTACATGGTAGACAAAGACAAGGGCGAAAAGCTGACTGTGAATCTGGCCTATGAGGTGCCGGATTACTGGCGGATGGGCGCTAAAGAGGTGTACAAGCTGGTGGACGATACCCCGGAACCTGTAGACGGGGTGGAGCTGTACGGCGGCAAATATCTGGTTTTCCCGGCTGATTTTGAGGGCGAGTTTGAGTTTTTTTACGATGCCAAGCCCGCAACGCTGACGCTGGAAACGCCGGGCACAAAAGAAATTGACCTGCCGGACGATGCCGTTGTACTGCTGCCGCTGTACATTGCAAGCCAACTGTACAAGGACGACGACAATGCGATTGCCACGATGTACCGCAACGAGTTTGAGACGGCCTTTGAACGACTGACGAACCCGAGAACCGTAAGCAAGGAAAGCTTTACAAGCAATACAGGGTGGTGGTAATTGTGGCGAGATTTACAATCCCTACCCAGGTGGCACGCAGCAAGCTGACGATTGACAAGCTGCTTGGCATTGATTATACCAGCAACACCGCCAATGTAAGCGTGAGCCAAAGCCCCAACGCGCAGAACATGATACGGTCAGAACCCGGCAAGGTGCGCAAACGGATGGGATATAAGCTGCGAGCAGCGTTTCCGGCCCGTGTGAACGGTTTCCACGAACTAAAGGGTAAGAGCCTTATCCATGCGGGAACGGCACTATACGAGCTGCAGGAGGACGGCAAGGAAGTAGGAAATGCACTGTACAGCGACATGGCAGATGCCCGAAGCAAAAGCTGGCAGATGGACGATAAGCTGTTTATTGCCGACGGAAAGCGCCTGCTGGTATATGACGGCGAAACCGTAAAAAAAGCCAGTGACGATGCAAAAATCCCGACGCTGACGATTGCCAAACCACCGCAGGGCGGCGGCAAGGAATACGAAGCGCTGAACCTGTTGCAGCCGAAGTTTAAAGAACTTTTTGCCAGCGATGGAAAATCTACCGAGTATCATCTTAGCTTTTCGGGACTGGACAGCGCGGACGTAACTGTACGTAAGCTGAACAGCAGCGGAGACTGGGAAAATGTGACCAGCGGGTTTAGCTGCAACAAAGCAACCGGGGTTGTTACGTTCAGCACGGCGCCCGGCAAAAGCCCGGTAGAGGGTGAGGACAACATTGAGATCACAGCAACCAGAACGGTAGAGGGCTATGCCGACCGCATCAACAAATGCTGCATTGGCATTTTGTTTGGTGTGAACGGCGCAGCAGACCGCCTGTTTTTGAGCGGCAACCCGGATTATCCGAATCAGGACTGGTACAGCGGGCAGTATGACCTTACCTATTGGCCGGATACCGGCTACAGCAAACTGGGCAGCGAGAAAAGCGCGGTGATGGGATACAGCATTATTGAAAACCGAATTGCGGCGCACAAGGATGAAAACGAGACAGACAGAAACGTGGTAATCCGGCAGGGCAATCTGGTGGACAACGAACCGGCTTTCCCGATTACGAATACGATACAAGGTCCCGGCGCGATTGCAAAATACAGCTTTGCCTACTGTGCGAATGAGCCGCTCTTTTTGACGAATCTGGGCGTGTATGCCATTACACCCAGCGACATTGTAGGTGAGCGGTTCAGCCAGAACCGAAGCTACTACATGAACGGCAAGCTGCTGGAAGAAACAAACAAGAGTGAAGCGTATGCCTGCGTGTACAAGGATATGTACTGGCTGTGTCTGAACGGTGTCGCGTATATCCTTGACGGGCAGCAGAATCTTGGCACGAATGCAGGGGAGCCGTACTCAACACGGCAGTACGCCTGTTTTTATGAGACCAATATCCCGGCGCGGATTATGTGGGTAGAGGGAACCGACCTGTATTTTGGGGCCGACAGCGGAAATGTGTACCGTTTTTACACTGACCCGGACGATATGGCCAGCTACAACGATGACGGAGAAGCGATTGCAGCCGAATGGGAAACGCCGGATTTAAGCGGAAACCTGGTTTACAAGAATAAGAGTTTCCGATACCTTGCTTTGCAGATGGCACCGAGCGCCATTACCAGCATTGCGGTATATGCCATGAAGCGCGGCATCTGGAACAAAATCTGGCAGGACGAAACCCATGCGCGGTATTTCAGCTATCATCAGCTGCGATATTCCCGGTTTACCTACTCCAACGACCAGACGGCCAGAACACTGCACAACAAAATCCGCATCAAGCGGGTTGACAAGGCAAGGTTCCGATTTGTAAACGATGCACTGAACGAGCCGTTTGGCTTGATGCAGATTGCAGTGGAGTTTGTAGAAAACGGCAATTTTAAGGGGTGATGAAATGGCATTTACTGGTATTACAGAAGCGGACTTAAAGGGAAAGGGCAATGTTGGCAAGCCAGACACGCCGGGTGTAAGCACTGCCGAGATGCAGCGGATTATGGACGAAATCCCGCGAGAAGTGATTGTGCCGATTTTTAACAAGCTTGTGACGGCCCTGAATGAAATGGCGTTGGAAAGCCGCACCCACAATGAGGGCGGCTGCCTGTATATCCGGCTGAACAGCGACAGGGTCATTGAGACGAGCAGTGACGGCAAGACCTGGCAGGCTACCGGCAGCAGCGGACACCTGATCTTGGACGATGGCGGCGAGGAAATGCCGCAGCGGAGCCGGATGCAGTTTATGGGCGCGACCGTTACGGACAATGGCGGCGTGACACAGATAGCGCTGCGCAAAGGTGATACCGGCGCACAAGGCCCGCAAGGCCCGGTAGGCCCGCAGGGACCAGCGGGCGCACAGGGCAACATTGGCCCCACCGGCCCGCAGGGTATACAAGGCCCGCGCGGCGTGCAGGGCTTGACAGGCGCACAAGGGCCGACCGGCGCAACAGGCCCGACAGGCCCGCAGGGGCCGCAGGGTGAGAAGGGCGCAGACGGCACTAGCTTTGTTGTGCTGGGGCGCTACAACAGCCTGACGATGTTGGAAGGGGCACACCCCACCGGCAACAAGGGCGACGCCTACGCGGTGGGCAGCGAGACCGACAACGTTGTGTACCTTTGGGATGTTGACGCCAAGAAATGGAACCCCATTGGCAGTTTGCAAGGCCCGCAGGGGCCGCAGGGCGCACAGGGGCCGCAGGGCGCTACCGGCGAGACAGGCCCCGCTGGCCCGCCGGGTAAAGTTGGCCCGGAAGGGCCGCAGGGCATCCAGGGCGAGAAGGGCGACACCGGCGAGCGAGGGCCACAGGGCATCCAGGGCTTGACAGGTGAGCAAGGGCCAATCGGTGAGACAGGCCCGCAGGGCGAGAAAGGCGACCCAGGCGTCATACAGAACATTAACGGCAAAACCGGTGAATCTGTATTTTTAAGTGCCGGGGATGTTGACGCGTACAGCAAGGAAGAAATTGACGCCCAAAAGCCCAAATACTCGACCATTACGGTACCTGCCAGTGACTGGGAAATCGGAGAGTATAGCGTGGCATGGGATGACGGCAGCACGAGCAGCTACACCACCTGCGCCACTGTGACTGTGGCCGGTGTTACGGCGGACAGCCGGATTACTGTATCCGACCGAACCCGGGTGACGGATGCTGTGCGAATGGTAGCCGCACTTGAACCCGGAGCCGGTGTTGTCAAGTTTTATGCGAACGCAGCGCCGACGAGCGTGGCGGTGTTTGTTTTGGAGGTGAGCCAATGAACAGAGCAGTGAATAATCCGTATGTTGTTACCCTGCCCGACAAAACGCTGACGCAGGAGGGAGTACCCGCGGATGCTAAAACGGTCGGGGATGCACTTAGCGTTGTAAAGGGCATGCTTAAAGTAGCAAAAGTAAAACTTTCCAACATTTCTGTCGGCATCGACAACGACGGTTACTATTATGCTAAAGAAGTATCATTTGCCGACAAAATCCCGGCTAACGCTATTGTGCTGGCGGCTACTGCGAGCGACTGGGGGAATTTGTCCTGTGGCACTATCTCCGTTTATACCAACACAACCAAAAAAAGTATTCAAATTACGGCAAATAAAAGGGGCACTGTTGGTACGTTATATATAGACGTCCTTTATATTGAGGAGGTATAGCAAAATGACGAAACTACGTTATTCATTCGGGGGGGCTGCCGTAAGACAGCCTTGTGCAGTTTGCACAGGTGCTGCGCATGAATGCAGCACAGAACCCGCTGAACGTCTGCCCGTACTGGGTGGGCGACATACTCACAACGATGAGCGAAATTGCACCGGCGCTGCGCTGGCCTGGGACAAGCTGGGAACAGATAACCGACTGTATGCTGAGAGCGGCGGACGAATCGCACCCGGCGGGCAGTACCGGCGGCGCATGGGAAGTTGTGCAGACGGTGGAGCAACTTGCGGAACACAAACATATCGAGCAGAAAGCTGTCGCCAATGGTGGCTACGCAACTGTTGTAAACCCAAAAGAATCAGGACCTTACACAGGCGACCAGATGACAGGACAAATTTCATGGCTCGAAGGGCGCGAAGCCATCTGTACAACTACAACTGGTTCTGGCCAACCCATGCCCATCGTCAACAAGTACACAGCCTTTTATATATGGCAGCGCACCGGCTGACCCCAAAGGGGGTGGCGTTATGAGTTCCATCCGCAACCCCTATTACCAGCTGCCCGGTGGGGCTGACCTGCCCGGTGATGTGCGTGTGAGCGATACGGCGGATGCCAGCAAGACTGCTGCGGACGGCTGGGCAGCAAGCCCAGCGGCGGTGGCAAATGCCGTACCAGAGATGGAATGTGGCACATGGCAAAACCCAAAACCAGTTAGCAATAAGGATATAGTGAAAATCAATATTAGCTTTACAAGAAAGCACGATACCCCACCTAAAGCTGTCATTGTATCGTATCGTATCTACGAGTATTTTTATGGGGCACTCCACTTAAGCAGCAACAATCCAACAGAAACAGGGTTTACGGCACGATACATTCCTATAGAAATCGGAAATGGGAAGGGAGCCCTAATTGTTGACTGGCTTGCAATTTGGTGATTAAAACTTCCCCGCCCCTGCGGGGAGAAAGGAACAAGAAGTGAAACAAAACGGTATTTTTAAAGGTCGCAGTGAGGTGCGGTACAACTATGGCCGCTTCGGATGGACGCGGAACTACGGCAAGACCTGGCACGGCGGTATTGATGTGGTGGGGCTGGATGATGCTATCATCCGAATGCCGTACTACACTGGCGCAGACGGTCAGCAGAAGCCCATCAAGGGCACTGTTACCCGTGCCCGCATTGTAACCAACCATGCGGATAAAACGTGGGAATGGGGCTATTACGTTTGTGTGCAGCTGGACGCAAACCAGACGCCGGATGCCGTGAATTACCTGTATTTCTGCCATTGCCAGACACTGCTGGTAAAGCCCGGGCAGAAAGTCATCAGCGGGCAGGAGCTGGCGATTATGGGCAACACCGGCAACGCGGCGGGCGGCTACAAACACTGCCACTTTGAGGCCCGGGCTACGGCGACCGGCACAGGCGTTGACCCCACTGCCTACGCTGGCATTGACAACGCCGTGGGCGTTTACGGTACGGTGGACGACGGAAAGACCGAGCAGATCAGCGAGACGCCTACCGGGAAAACGATGCAGTGCTTGATGATTGGGCCGCTGGACACGCAGGGCATGAACAAATGCGACGCGCTGGGCGTTAAGCTGCGGCTTATCAGCGCAAGCCGCTACTATGTGCTGCCGGTCGGCACTGAGACGTACTGCGTCTGCGTCGGTGCGGTGAGCAACGGCGACGCGGTGAGCTTCTACCAGCTGGCCGAGGCCGAGGGCTGGACGAAGGACAACAAATACATGGCCCGGTATGTGGGCTGATGGAGGAAAGGCATTGAAAAAATTATTTGTTTCGCAGCCGATGAAGGGGAAGAGCGACAAAGAGATTTTGGACGAGCGCAATCGCCTGATTGCCGAAGCAGAGGAGCGTTCCGGCGAAAAATTCGATGTGCTTGAAACATTTTTTCGGGGTGCCCCGGCTGACGCAACGCCGCTGTGGTATCTGGGCGAAAGTCTCAAGCTGCTGGGCACTGCCGATGTTGCGGTATTCGCCCCCGGCTGGCAGGATTATCGCGGATGCCGTATCGAACATGATGCGGCTGTAGCCTATGGAATTCCCATCGTGGAGGTGTGATGCCGATGCAGCACGTATTTTCGTTTACGATTGCGGAAGCCTGGGCGTTTTTGATTTACGCGGCGGGTGCTGCTGCCGGGCTGTATGCCGGTGGCGTAGCTATCAGCAAAGTAATCAGCGCAGTAAAAAAGCCAAAAGCCGACCAGGACAAACGCATTACCCAGTTAGAAGCGCGGGTGAACGCTATGGAGGGCTTTTTGAAAAACGACAAATTGCGGCTTGACCGCATGGACGAGGGGCAGCACGTGACCATGCAGGCGCTGCTTGCCCTGCTTGACCACAACCTTGACGGGAACAACATTGACCAGATGCAGAAAGCAAAGGAAGCCTTGCAGAAGCATCTGATCGGCTGAAAGAAGGTGCATATCTATGGGCGATTTTTTGAAAAATCTGGCAGCGCTTATCAAGGTGAAAACCATTGTAACGCTTGTAGTGGTTGCGGTTTTTGCCGTGATGGCATTACAAAGCAAATTACAGCCTGACACGGTCATGACCATTGTAACAATGGTCGTGGCCTTTTATTTTGGCACGCAGACAGAAAGCAAGAACAAGAAGGATGAGTAAGGAGGCGCTTTTATGCCAAAACCAGTAACAGGTTCTACGAAGGATTATTATGTGAAACCTGGCACGACAACGGCCAACAAGTACGGTGGCAACCGCAACTATTCCACTGGCAGCAACAAATTTGCCAGCAGTAATGCAGGTAGCAGCTCTAATGGCAGTGGCTACAGCAGTAGAAATCGATACAGCGGCAGTACTAGCAGTTCTGGCAGTGCGGCAAGTGCAGCAACGGCAGCGCCTGCCGCGACCAACAGCGGTATGAGTGCTTGGCAGCAGGCACAGCAGGCCATTCTTGCCGCGCAGAATGCTGCCGCCGAACAGCTGCGTGCCGCGCAGGAAGCGCAGCGGAAAGCCCGCGAAGAAGCATACCAGAAAGCCGCTGCACAGCAGAAAGTAAATTACGACTTTTCTGCCGGGCAGGTGAACGATGCGACCGGCAAAGCATTGCGGGAAGCCTATATAAACCGCATGCTGCAAAATAAGAATTTGCAGCAGAGCCTTAGCGCGCAGGGGCTGAACGGCGGTGCAAGCGAGACCACGACCGCCGGTATGTACAACAACTACAACAATGCCCGCAACAATTTGGAAACCGAGCGCCAGAGCCAGCTTGCAAACCTTTTGAACACCTATCAAAACAACATGGCACAGCTGGAGCAGCAGAGAGCCAGCGGCGATGCGGCAGATTTGAGCCAGTACCAGGCTGCCTTACAGAACCTGACAGCCGGGAACACGGCGAACCTTATCAGCCTGATGCAAGGTTACGGCGATATGGCAAGCAGCGTGCCCGCCACGACCGCGCGTTATAATGCCCAAACCGGGCAGTGGGAATACGTTTAAGACTATGCCGCCCGCAATGGGCGGCTTTTTTAGCATAAGGAGGACACCTGATGGCTAAAATGAGAAGCCGCACCGAAGCGCTTGTAAATGCCTACCTGAACAATTACCAAAATGCAAACGCTACCGCGGTTAGCGGCGGGCAGAGTGCGCAGCAAAGCGCCCAGAGCCGGGGCAGTGCCATTATGAACGCTACCGACAAAACGCTGCCCGCGCTGAAAGATTACAGTGCTGACGTGCTGAACGGTATTGTAAAGAGTGCTGACAACGCGCAGGCCACCGCTATCAACAATTTTAAGCTGGCGAAAAAGCAGATAGAAGCGGAGCAGAAAGCGGCAGAAAAAGCGGCGAAAGCAGCGGCGAAAAGTTCCGGGAGATCCAGCAGTAAAAAGTCCGGCAAAAAAAGCAGCAGTACGAGCAGCACAGACGATGCCAGCGGCAGCAATACATCGCTGGATGCGCTGTTTGGCGGTGCCACGAGTACCGGCGGCAGCACGACAGGCAGCAAGCCGAAAGTAGCGGATACGAAAAAAGACGGGGCAGAGAGCGGAAAGGAAAAGGAAAAGAGCGCGCAGGAAAAGTATCTGGAAGCGAAGAAAGCTGGTGCCCGCACGACCGCTGCAAAGAGTTATGCCGAGCAGAACGGAATAGGCCGCGCGAGCGCCGCGCAGCCCGCCAAAAGCCGCGCTGTGACGCGGGGTGGTAAAGTTATCGGCAGCACGACAGCGGCCGCAGGACAGTCCCCGAGCGCGGCAGAGACGCAGGCTGCAAAGGATAAGCGCAACGACTACAAGAGCCGACAGGAGGACATTGCCGCCGCGCTGAAAAAATTGCAGACGGATGCCAGTTACCGGACAGAGCTGGCAAAGCCGGGACGCAAGCTGACGCAGAGCGAAATTAACGCGGTAAAGGAATATAACCAGAAACCCGGAGACCTGTACAAGCAGGTGCAGGCTGGCGAACTTTCGCTGGATGACTATAACAAACAGGGGCAGGAACTTGCCCGCATGAACCAAAAAGCCAGCCTGTACGGGCTTGGGCAGGATATGCAGGCGTTTACCTCCGGCTTGATGACATCTGTGCCATTTTTGAAACAGGTGGACAGCGCTGTTAAAGATTATGGCGACAAAGCCACCAACGGGCAATACGGGAAATCCCTTGAAAACGGAGCTGTGGCAGACTTTTTGCCGACGCTGGAAAACTATCAGGAACAAAACCGCATTGCTGCCGGTGCTGGTACAATGGCCGGTAAGGCGGCGCAGTACAATTTGTTTAATAACCTGATGGAAGGCACGCCGCTTGCAGAGACGATGGGCAAGGTGGGCAGCAAGGTAGCAGGTGCGGCCAGCAAGGTACCCGTACTGGGACGATTTGCCACGCCAGCCGCCGGTGAAGCGCTGGGGCGCATTTTGACCGACCAGACGGCTGATACCGTTTTGGATACCATCCCCAGCCTTGTAAACGATTTGCAGACCTACGATGACCAGCAGAGCCGCATCAAGAACGGGGAACAGGTAGACGATGCCCTGACACCCGGGCAGATCGGACTGAACACGCTGGGCAACGTTGCGCAGAACTTTGCATTTAACGCCATCCCGGAAGTGGGCGGCGCGGTGCTGAACCGGCTGAAAGGCACAGCGGGTGACGCTGTGCAGGACGCTTTAAAGCAGGCTGATGATGCCGCGCAGGATGTGCAGAAATCCGTACCGGCAAGAAACCTTGTGCAGCCGGAAGCCAACGGCACAACCGGGCTTGCTGCGCAATTGCAGCAGATGAATACGCCAGACGCGACCAATCGCAGTGCACTTGACACACTGGATGAACTGCGTGGGCAGGTCAATTTAAACGGTGCGAAGGAAAAAGAAGCCGAACAGTTGCGCCGCGCCGTGTTGCAGCGCCAGCAGGAGATTGGCGATGAAGCTAAACTCGCTTTGCAAAATTCAGACAGTTTGCCGATTGACGCGCAAGCTGCGAAAACCTACAATGAAGTAAACGGAGGTGTTGCAAATGACAACTTGGGAGCAGGCGTTCGAGCAGACGTTCCCGTCAACGCTGACGCTGGCACAAGCTATGAAGCGAAACCCGGAGGAAATCGAAGCGGGGTTGCTGGACAAACTGGTGCAGCAGGGCTTGGTAGCACCGCGAGTGGCAACGGAGCAGGAGTACAAGGAACTGCTGCAGAAAACGCTCAAACGGTGGCTGAATGGGCAAAATCAATAACCGGCAAGGGGCGCCAGAGCGTTTACACACGCCGTATTGAGAACTTACACAACGCCATGCAGAACGGTGCCAGCCGGGAAAGCCTGGCACAAGAAGCGGCCAACATTGCGGCAGGGCTTGTAAAAGAGAGCAACTTTGCGGAACCGATGGACGAAGCGACAAGCGCACTGCGCGAATATATGAAAAGTACCCCCATCCGACTTGATGAAAAGGCAGCGGGTGATATTTTATATACCAGCGGGCTGAAAAATATTCAGCAATATAACATCCAGAATGGCACCAAGTTTTCTCTGACAGACGGTATCCCTTACGACACCGCCATGCAGGAGCTTGGCGAGATGGGCGTTGGCGTGAACAGTTCGTCAATAGATGATTTACTGAAAGCTGTGGATGCCAGCAAAGCTAAACCGATTATTGACAGCGACCGTGCGGCAGCCGTTGCGGACTATTACCGAGATTTCATCTTGGACGGCCCGAGCGACAGACAGCTTGGCGCAGATGATTTTGCAGATTGGCTGGATGTGCAATCCTTTGACCGGGACGCACCGGACTATGTACAGCGGCTTTTGGAGCGAGATAACATCCCCGCGTTGAACCAGACTGCGGAGACAGTGAGTGAACCTGTTCCCGGTATGGGAACTGCTAATAATGCGCGGCAGGTGGTGCAGGAACAGCCGCTGAACGGCAGCGAGAGCCTGCCCGCTCATTCTGTTGGCGCCAACGAAACGCAGTATAATAGAGTGGAAACGCTGAACCAGGACTACGGCGTGCAGCGTGCGATGGGCAGTAAAATTGATGTGGACGAGGCCGCGGCAGCAGGTATCGGCCAACAGACACATACCGTATACAGCCGGGCAGAAGGCAAAGACACCGCCAAGCAGGATTTTGATTTGCTGGTGCAGCAGAACGGCGATATTTTGAGCGCCGGGCGCACGGTTGCGGATGAATTGGCCCGAAAATCAGCTGACGGAAATTTTGATGCCAGCGACGTATATCGCGGTTATTATGCTGCCGACCAGCTGCAAAATATGCTGAACAGCTACGAAAAAGGCAGCGCAGATGCACAGTTGGTGCAGGCACAAATCGAAAACCTGAACCGCGCTGTCAGCGCCGGGCAGAGCAAAAATGCCCAAGCATTGAGCGCAGGTCGCTGGGCGCAAATCGACGAGTATACACCTATCCGCAAGTTTGAACAAATCACGCAAAGAAAAGTAAATGATTTTGCGAAAACGCGAGGCGGTAAGCAACTGGAATCTTTGGCAACAGATATTGTAGAAATGGCAAAGTCCGGGCCGCAAGGCGAAGGATTTACCGCTTTTTTGAAGGCACAGGGCGTTGATGTAGGAGATAATCCGCTGAACGCACAGATGGATGACCTTGCAAAACGCATCAAAAGCATGGCTGACGCAAAAGGCATCAAAGCCACCGATGAGCAGGCAAAATCTGCGGCTGCCAGCATTCTTGCCGGAGGCAATGCAGACGATGTGTTTAATGCAATGGCGCGTAAAACTCTCGGCGTTGAGAATTTAAGTCAGGAAGATTACGACTATGTAAAAAACGCATTTGCCGAAATTGCCGATATGCCAGACAGCAAAGCGCGCTACGAAAAGGAAATGGACGCATATAAGCGGCTTACCAAATATATGCCTGCCAAAACATTTGGCGACAAGATGGAAAGTATCCGCTATCTGTCTATGCTGGGGAATACCAGAACCCACGCAAGAAATGTGCTTGGTAACGTATCTATGGGCGTTGTAACCCGCGCCAAAGACAATGTTTCCGGCGTGATGCAGCTTGCTTTGCCGAAAGACCAACGAACAAAAGCCGTTGGAACAACCCTTACAGCCGATGGCCGCAAGATGGTAGACCTTGCCAAAGAGTACGGGCAGAACAAAATGTATTCTGTTTTGTACAATGACGGCAAGTTCAATGCGGAAAGCGGGCTGCGTGCCGCACAGGATACGTTTACCAGCAAACCCGGGAAGGTGATCCAGAAAGCGGCTGACATCAACAGTGCTTTGCTGGAAAAAGAGGATAATGTTTTCCTTTCTTCGGCGTTTGGCAATGCAATGGCAAGCCAGCTGAAAGCGCGTGGCTATGACAGCAGCGTTTTTACAGCAACCGATGCAAAAAGCAAGCAGGCACTTGTGGATGCAGCTGCAACAGCTTTGCGCGATGCAAAAGAAGCAACATTCCACGAAGATAATTTTCTTTCCACTGCGCTGAAAAATTACCAGAATGATATTAAGGGGCACGGAGTAGGTGGGAAAATACTATGGGCGGTGGGCGAAGGAGTTTTACCGTTCAAGAAAACCCCGCTGAACATTGCCAAAAACGCAATGGAATACAATATTGTAGGTGGCACAGTAGAAGCTGCTTATCGCTACGCCACAGGTGCAAGCAATGCAGATGTAATTGATGCTGCGGCCAAAGGACTGACAGGCACGGCATTGATGGGCATTGGCGGTATCCTTGCTTATAATGGACTGCTGAACGGCAGCAAGAGTGGAGATGACCGCGCTGATGCGTTTGATGAGATGACCGGCAAGCAGGAATATTCCATCAATATTCCCGGTAAAGGAACGTACACGATTGATTGGGCAAGCCCCGCAAGCGTACCGCTTTTGATGGGCGCAGAGATTGCCAATGAATGGCAGAACGGCGGTCTAAGTGTTACAAAGTTCCTTGACGCTGCGCGAAAAATCGGGAACCCGATTCTGGATACCACAATGTTGCAGGGCTTGAACGACACACTTGATAGTGTGAGCTATGCAGATTCTGACGACAAACTTGGCACGCTTATCACAGGAACGCTTGGCAGTTATGCACAGCAATATGTTCCAACCGCGCTTGGCCAAATCGCTAGAACCATTGACCCTATGCGCCGTTCCACTTATGGCGGCGGGGATAGCAAGACCGAAAGGGATACCAACTACGCAATCCGAAAAGCGGAGAATAAAATCCCCGGTTTAAGCATGAACAACGAGCCGTACATTGACCAGTGGGGCCGTGAGCAGGAAAGTCTTGATGGTACGGACGATTCTGCTGGCGGGTATGCACTACGCGGCATTTATAACATGCTTAGCCCTGGATATCTGCGCAAGGAGAATGTAACCCCTGTTGACGAATATCTGCAAGGGCTGTATGGCAGCACCAACGACAGCCATGTCTTGCCGGAAAAAGCCAGCAGCAAAATCACCGTAGACAGCGAAAACTACTACATGACCCCGGAGGAAAAGACCGAATACGCCAAGACGATCGGCCAGACAGCCTATGACATTATCGACAGCCTGCGGCAGAACGATATGTTTTTGAAGCTGCCGGAGGACCAGCAGAGTGCGCTTGTGCAGGAAGCATACAGCGTTGCCAAGACTGTTGGCGGCGTGGCGGCTGTTGGTGACGGCGTGAGCGGCACGAACTCGAAAGCCTACGAAGCGTATCAGCAGGGCGGCGTTCCGACGCTGGAAAGCTATCTGCTTGCCAAAAATGCAACGGATATTGCCAGGGATGAAAAGCGAGAGACGACCGGGAGCGATACTGCGAGCCTGGACACGGTGGAGACCTGGAACACACTGTACAGCCAGTTTGGTGATGATGCCATCCCGCAGTTCGTAGATACCGTAGATGATGACAGTGCTGTGCGGCGCATTGATCAGTATGCGGGAGACAACGGTGTAAGCGCTTATATGCGTGCCTACAGCGCTGTTGCAAACACACTGGAAGAAGGGCAGACGCCAAACAAGTATTATGTAGGCATCGGCATGCAGAAGTATGGCCTTAACGGGGAGGATTTTGCAAGAGCTTACCTTGCAGCATACAGCAAAACCGACAAAAAAGGTGCTGAAATGTACGAAAAGTACGGCGTAGACGGCCTAAAAGGCTGGGTTGAGTTTAAAGCCTATGCCGACGCAGACGGAAACGGGCACTTGAAAAAGGCCGAAGTCACCGACCAGTTAAACAAAATGAGCCTTACTGAACAGCTGTACAACGCCTACTACAATGCAGCAATGGGGAAATGACCATGAAGTTTGATTTTTGTATGAGCCGGGACGAGTATGACGACCTGGTGTTCAGCCTGACAGACGACGAGAGGGAAGTGCTAGACATGCGGCGGCATGGGCGGCGCAACGCTGAAATCGCAGCGGAAATGAACTGCTGTGAGCGGACAGTGAACCGGCATGTAAGAAGCATCAAGAACAAATGGAAATAACCACCTGATTTTGCGGGGGCAATGTGCTGAAAAGGCATGTTGCCCCCGCTTTTTGTTTTGGCGCAAGGATGTCGTGAAGGTGGCGCGTTGGTGGCCTACAGGAGAACCATATACACGGTATACTATAAGTACCATAAGCGCTATGGAAATTATTACGAAAGGAACTTGAACTATGGAAATGAATTATGCTTCCAAAGGCGTTGCCAATGCCGGTCTTGCCACCGGCATTATCGGCACCAGCCTGGGCGCCCTAAATGCGCTTGGCGGCATGGGCGCACTTACCGGTGTGATTGGCCCGCGCGGCACTTGCAGCGAAGACCACACCGTCAACCGCTATGATCTGGCGCAGGAACAGAAAATTGCAGAATTGCAGAGCCAGATCGCACTGCGGGATGCCAACGCCTACGGCGACCAGAAAATGCTGGAAATGTACAAGTACATTGACGGCAAGCTGAATGCCATTGACACGAAGTTCTGCGAGCAGGCCGTGCACAACCAGCGCACGGAGGACAGCTTTACGCTGGCGCGGCAGGACATTGCATCGGTGCGCAGTGAGCTTGACCAGAAGATCAAGCTGGAAGCCGAGCGCCGTTGCTGCGGTGACAACTCCATCGTGACTTACGCAAACGCTACCTTCTACCCGAAGATGGTTGCGGACGTTACTGTAGGCACCTCCACGACTGCGCAGACGCTGTACAATCCGCTGCCCAAATGCGGCTGCGATTGCAACAGCTAAACGCGATGGGGCGGCAACAGCCGCCCCTTTATCTTATGATGCGAGGTGTATCACATGGTCAGTATCGAGAAAGTACAGCGCGGCATTGCCGCCTACATGGAGCAGGAAATCATTGCCCGGTTGCCGGAAGGCAGTCTTGGAAAAGCTGCGGCAAAGGGTGCAAAGTTCGTGTTTTTGGCACGGAGCAAACAGGCTCTTGATACGCTGGCACAAAACCCGGTTGCAAAAGCGTTCGGGCTTGCAGACACCGGGGAACTGGACGTGGATATGGCGTGCGATGCGGCAAAAGAAGCCATCGGGGACAGCGGGCTTACCGTTACTTTGCCTGTGCTTGGCAGCCTTACTTTTTACCCTGCTGATGTGGATACGCTGAAACGTATGATCGTGAGTGCATAAGGAGCCAACATGAACTATCTTGAAAAGCTGGAAGCGGAAAAGCTCAATTACATGGAGCTGCCTGTAACGCTGGGCAGCATGGAGATGATCCGCGAGATTGAAAAGACGAAAGAATGCCTGCATGGCAGCCGAACCGGGGAAGAACTTACCCGGGAAGATGCAGAAATGTGGCAGCGCCGCATGCAGAACGCTGACGGCACAACGGGTGCCCATTGGGAGCCGGAACAGACCCGCGTGTATATGGAATCCCGCGGGGTTGACTGCGAGATTTGGAAGTGGGCCGCTGTGATGAACATGATGTACAGCGACTACTGCAAGGTAGCACGCAAGAACAGCGTGGACAGGCCGGAGTTTTACGCAGACCTTGCGGCGGCGTTTTTGGAGGACAAGGACGCGCCGGAGGACAAGGCCGGGCGGTACTACCACAATATCGCGGCAGTGCAGGGATAAAAAAATCTGCCCGCAACTGGTGACAAATTGTCATCGGTTGCGGGCTTTTGTTATGGGAGAATATCAAGTTCCCAGCCGGAGGGAAGTTCTAAGAGGAACAGGCCGGTGCGCTCCTGGGCACGTACCCAAAAATCAGAACGGTTCAGTTCTTTTGCTGTATCCCGGCGTGATTTGCCCTCAAAGTAAATGGCAATCAGGACAGATTGCTGGTCGGAGTTGAGGGGTTTCATAGCTTCGTGCCGTTTGAAATAGGCTGTGTTCATCTCGGCGCGGGCACGACAGTACCTGACATAGGCTTTATCGCACCGCTCTGCCAGGCGGGCCACCGGGTCGGAGCGGGCGTTGCCTTTGGGCATACCATCGGCAGGGTGAGCCGACATGGCGGCGTTGGATTCATAGAATTTATCGCGGGCCTCGATGAAGGCTTTCTGATAGGCGGCGTATTTTTCCATCCATTTTTGACGCTGGGCGTTGCCGCAGGGCACATTATTTTCCATTGCTGATTCCCTCCAACCAGTAATCTTTTTTGCACTGTTCACATGGGTTCCCGTTCTTTACGCATTTGCTTTTATACGATTTATCAATCTTTTTAGGGCATATATTTAGAATACCGTTTTTCATTGGGGCATCTGAAAAATACCTTTTCAAAGCATCTTGCCTTGTACGCGGCCACTTTTCCGCCCAATCAATTAGCTTTTGCGTTCGCTCTATAACTTTTATTGTGTCATAGTTGCATAAAGCACAGCCCAAATTTTTACCATCACTGTTTAGTGGGCATGCCGCGCAAAGACCATTATACATAGTGCAAAGCTGTGCACGGTATATTTCGTATTGAAAAGCGTCCATTATTGCTCCTTTCTTCTAGTTTCATGCAGCGCGGCAGCGTGCAAATATTGCCATTCTTCCACTCGCATGTCGCGCAAAGATGTACGCGGGCGTATTCATCAACTAGTTTCTGTTTTGTCATGAGGGTCACCTCCGGGGGTTAGGGGAGCGGCAGTCTGTCGTCTGCGTTCACCATCCTTGCGCCGCAATGCGGGCAAAAATTATAAGCAGAGAAAGAAATTGCATTACAGGATGAGCATACAACATTTGTGCTTCCGCCACTATCTCTTATCCAATGTGCCGTAGGACGCAGGCTTTCTGGGTCGATGGTTGTGGCGGCGTCAATTTTTTCAAATACCACATCTAGTCCGTCAATAAATGCCTTAACGGTTTTATTGCTCTTCCTGTGTTTCTCTGGTACAACGCAGGTAAATACTTCAAATTCATCTGCATCAATCAGTCGCATTGTCTTTCTGATACCTCCTCTAGTTGCTTGTCCTCAGATTTTTCAGCATATCATCTGTTAAGTACAAGGCCGCTCCGGTATATCTGTCATAGTATGTGCCGTCCTCGTAGATTCTGCGCTCGTAGTAGTATTCTATATAACTATGGTCTTTTTCTGATTTTCGCATCGTTACTAAATCCATACGGTCTTCTTTATCAAGGATGTTGTCTCCATCATGAACGCCGTAGCAGATATAATCTTGATGGCCATGTACACCACCATAGCCGTTTGTACGCATTTCAGTAGTGACATAGACATATACGATTTCTTGCTGGACGGAGACCGTCTTTATTTCTACAACAGGATTTTCTTTGAATGGAAGCATCAGGATAATTAGAACGCCCAGAACGGTTATACAAAATGTTGCCAATAGTGCTTTCTTCATTCTGCTACCTCCTCTACATACGCCATGCTCTGGCGCAGATTGAGCGATTTCGGATTGAGAATACAAGCAGGGGCTACATCATAGCTTCCGCACGCACTGTTTCTGCCCAACTTACCACCCACGAGCAAAATGCGAACGACGCTCGCGTAGCCCGTATCGGAATCCTTGTCGCCGCAATCCCACGGTGTGGACGTCCAAATACAACTGTCGTAGCGCGGAATGTAGTCACGGTACTTGCGGTACTCATCACAAGTCAGGATAAAAACGAAGTCCTGTACAGTGCCATAAGCTCTATCGCCGTTGTCGGCAACAAGGTCAACGTTATGTCTCAACAGACTTTTTCTATCGAAAATGGTGTTCGCAATATCAGATAGAATCCCACGCACATTACTGGTGCGGTAGTTATTCATATTGCCCTTTTCGTCGGCAAAAAGACAACTTGGGCAGAACTTTTTATCGGTAAATTTATCACTTGGGCAAAACTTTACATTTTTTGCCCACGGCGTTGCCATAATTGCCAACACACCGCCGTCAGGGTGATTCGGGTCAAGGCAGACCCACTCAAATCCTTTGAACATGAAGTGTTCGCCGGGGCGCAGGGTTGTGATGTTAGTCATTGCAAGTCACCTCTGTAAGCCAATATTTGCGACGGCATTCGACGCAGCCCAAGTCTTTATTATTTTTGCAATTATCCGCCATCTTGCTGTTAATAAAGCATGGTGAAATCGTCAATACGCCTTCACTGTTGATTTTTGCGTTGGGAAACTGTTTCAAAAACTCGCTCTGGCGGGTCTTGACTGGGTGGGCGTCACTCCATTCAGCAACCACGTCATACATTGTGGCAAATTCTCCCGACTTAATAAAAAACAGATTAGACGAGCACGGTACGTCTATAAGCGGGCATCCATGGCATCCGTGATTTTTGCTTTTGCAAAAACGATGATACTCTTTTACAAAATCTTGTGGTTTCATATGGTTTCCTCCTTACCAATCTGCGTTTATAACTACAAAATCTCCGTTTTCTATTGCGAAATCTACAAGCGCCACAATGCTTTCCCAGCTGTATAGTTCGTGTATCTTGGCAAACGCAGCAAGCCGTTTTGCCTGTTCGGCGGTTAGTATCATGTCTTTTCCGTAAAAATCGCGTTCTGGTTCTTTCTCGCGGATTTCATAGGGCACGTAATATCCGATTTTTTCGAGATACTCTTCCCAGACACGCCCGCCAGAATCTACATAGTCGCGGATTGTGCCCCTGATGGGCTTGCCGCAGTGCGGGCACTTGTCCACATCGCAGCGGCTGACTGTGATATCTAGTCCCATTGCAATACCTCCAATCTCGAAATTTCATCCCAAGTGATTTTGTCATACCCGCGCTGCACATACTGGCCGTAAGAAATGCCCCGCGCGGCGGCTTCTCTTACGCATTGTTCAATGGATTTTATGCGGGGTTTCAGTACTGCCTTTTTATCCGGCTTTTTTGCCTGCATGGCGGAAATAGCGCCTTGCTGCTGTGCTTTCTTTTTTTCGTAGTTCAGCTTTGCCTTTTGCCTCGCTTTTTCTTTTAGGCAAGTATCGCAGAACCGCTTGCAGGGCTGCACGTCCCACATCATCTTGCCGCATTTCTCGCAGAATTTAGATACTGTCATAGCTTTAAATCATCATCCTTTGTGACTTCCATTTCTGTCCCATCTGGGAATTTCCGTGTGCGTTTAAACTCCGCCGAATGAATGCACTGATTCATAATGTCTTCTCGCTTAATGTCTAGTGCAGCGAGCATTTCAAGCGTTGAAAAACCTTCCACTTCTGTCTTGATTTCCATCTGTTCATCATAGCAAGTACAAATAATACTAAATCTTTTCATAGCGGCTCCTCCGTCTTTTTGGCATCAATGCCGATGCCCTGTAGTGTTACCTGTGCCCAAAGGTCCGCAAGCTGGTCGTTGCGGTACTCATTGTATTTGTCGGCCACCGGACCGGTCATGTAATTCTGGATTTTAACCAATGTCCGGCGGGATAAACCTGCCTGATAACAGGCCAGCAAGCAAAGATATGTTGCTCTCGTGGCAATGTCGTTGCGCTCTTTCATTACCGCTTCATGGGCGCGGGATTGAATGTCCTTGATTTTTTCTTCGGCATATTCGTCAACGGCTTTCTGCAATGCCGGGGTAGGGTGTAGTCTGGCTTTCACGTCTTTCAACTCTTTCCTGTTTTGTATAATCCGTATTTTCTGACATCGCGGCGGATCTTAATTCCGCGCTCTGCATCTGCCGCGTCCGCTGCGGCATCTGCAAGCCGCTGTGCGCGGATTTTCTCAAACATGGCCGCATACTCGCCGTAGCGATTACAAGCGCTGTGGCAGTGCGCATGGCGGTCTGGGCAGTCTTTACACGGGCTGGTCATGTTTCCGCCCCCACTTCATCAATCGTAAGATTGACGCGATAGGTTCCTTTGAGCACGGATACAAGAGCGGATAAAACATCGCCGCTGTAAACGCCCTCAAAATGCAGATGCGTTCCAGTGCTTTGCGGAATTGGAGCATTTGTGGCCGTTGCTTGCGGCTCCTGTAAATGGCCCTCATCAATTTCTTTTTTTTGCTGCGCTTCTACTGCAATCCTCTTTTTCCAATTTTCTTTGCGTTTTTCCCAATCTGATTTAAGCCCTGCACACAGCCAATCAACAGGGACGTTAAGCACATCAGCTATTCTTTTTCTTTTACTCTCCATAGGTGTAATTTTTTGTGTTAAATACATAGAAATCATGCTCTCGCTAAGATCGGCTGCCACTGATATTTTTTTTAGCGAACGGCCATCACGTTTAGCTGCCCACTCAAGACGTGCCCAAAAATCTGGCAGGTCTGGCAGCTCTTGTGATTCCTGCTTAGTGGGGGCAGGCGGTTCCGGCGCTGCCTTTTGCTGCATGCCAAGCAGCCAGCCCACTGTGACGTTCATCGAGGATGCACCGGCAATGCGGTTGGCATTGTATGCGCTGAGGGTCTTGGCCTTGCCTATGCAAAGCTGGTTCAGGTAGGTGGCACTGATACCGCAGCGCTGCGAAAACTGGTTGGCGGTCATAGCACCCATCGCGTACTTTACACGGCCACCCACACTTGGCAGGTTGGGCAGTACAATTACTTGGCAGGGGCCGTCTTTGGCGTGGTTCTCGGATTCGGAGTTCATTTTCGGGGCGGTGCTCGGCGTGCGGTGTGCAATTTGAGCCTTCTGCTGTTGCGACTGATAATAGTCGTATCGTTCATCTGTCATTTTGGTGGTTCCTCCTGTTCTTCAATCTCTTCTATAAAAATTTCTGTGCGGGGGTTGGCTTTGTCGTACAGTACCCGGCTGCCGTCCACGCTGGCAATGATGGTATAATCATCGTCATCCAGGATTTTTGCCTTTACGAGAATGTCGTGTATTGCCTCGATATGGTTCGGCAGGTCGCATCGTCTGCGCGTCGGCATGTAGAACCGCGTCTCAACGCGGCAGGGCGTGTCTATCGGCTTTTTTGGCTTGGGGGTAAGATAATACACGGCTGCTCGTTCGTACTTGAGATAGGCCGCGCTCGGCATGACACGCGCTGTTTTACCCTTGTGGCAAACGGGGCACCGTGCGCCCATGTAGAAAATCTGCGGGCTGTTTTTCTTCGTGACTGGTGTAATAGGCACAATGTACTTGTAAATTTTCCCCATGTTCTCCCCTTAGAACGGCAGGTCGCCCACGTCATCGATTGGTTCCAAATCAAGCCCGCTGCCTGCCGAATGGCAAGAATTTTCACTTTGCGTTGTGCGCTGTACGCTTTGCGTGCGCTGTGGGGCGGCTGCGGCGCTCTCTGACACGTTTTCCATGCTATGGTATATACTTTCCTTGCTTTGCCCAAAATTCACGTTATTTGCCACGATTTCAACGGCTGTGCGGTTCTGGCCGTTCTTGTCTTGATAGCTGCGCGACTGTAAACGGCCATCAACGGCAATCATCGAGCCTTTCTGGAAATACTTACAAACAAATTCTGCGGTCCTGTCCCATGCAACGATGTTCAACCAGTCGCACACGCTCTGTCCGTTGGCATCCTTGCGCCCTCTGTCGCAGGCGATAGTAAACGATGCCACACTCTTGCCCGTAGTGGTCTGCCGCATTTCAGGGTCGCGGGCTAGCCGACCCATCACGGCAACGATATTCAGCATATTTTCACCTCGTAGTTAATCCCAGCCAGCATAGGCGCTGCGCCCTGCGGCTTTCGCTTTCTCGTACTTCTCGATTTGCCGTCGGCAGAAATCAGGGTCGCAAAATCCATCCTCCGCCCAGTCTGCATATCGTTTTGCCGCCCACGCATCCATCGGTGGAGAAATCTCATTGCACCACTTCCGAAGCTCGGCAGATGATGATGGCGGGAACGGATGCCCGGCGCGGGCTTTTGCATCCAACGCGGCCTTTTGCAGCGAAAGCGGAATGTCTGCAAGGTCTGATTCCCAAACAGAAATCATTGCTTTCTTTTGCTGCGGTGTCTTTCCGTTGCCGAAATTTGGCCACCTGGCAGCAATCAGACCCATGATAGGGTGCAGCTCACCGCCCGGCTGCATAGTTTCCATCGCGCCCATTGCTGGCGCGGCTGCTGTCATTGCCCCGTAAGCCAATCGAAGTCCCTCCCATCTGCACGGCGCTGCGGCGCTGCCTGCTGTGCATCGCGTATCGGATAAAACGCCTGCCAGCCCTTGCGCACGACCTCTCGCATGTAGTCCTGCAAAGACAGATTACTTTGTGCTGCCATGCCAGCCAGCTTGTCGAGGTTTTGCCCGATAGCGCCCTTGGTTTCTGGCGCACGCTGTTTCTTGCGGTTATCGAGCCACTCAAAGAGCAGCTCTCGCAGCTCTGCATCCTGAGTGTACTCCTCGATAGCTTTCTTTGCGGAGTATGCAGGCGCGCGCTTGCGCGTAGCCACGCTTTCAGCGTGGCATATATCTTGGGTATCGCTAGATACACAAGATATATTTGTTTTTTGTTTTTTGTTTTTTGTTTGGGGTACGACCGTTAACGGTCGTTCACGGTCGTTCACGGTCGTGAACGTTTGTTCACCGTCGTTGACGGCTGTGGTCGAGCGTTGACCTCTGTTCGCCTTGTTCTGGGCGCATTTGGCTTCGTATCGTTCTTTTCCAGCATCAATGTCCTCTGCGATGAAATCAAACGCGGTTTCCTCACGTCCATTGAGTTGCGTCTTTTCTCCCGTCTCGTTGTATACCATAAGAGCACGGAACAGCCGACCTAGCTCGCTATCTGATAGGTTGCGCGTCTTCTTCCTGTAGGAATTGAAGCAGCAGAAGTATTCTAGTGCCATATTCAGTTGTCCTTTTCCTTATCCTTAAAACGGCAAATCTCCGTTATCGAGATAGTTCTTGTAGAAACGGCGTCGGAAGTCTCCGACCGTCCAATGATAATGGGTCATTGCAAGCTGCTGACCCAGTTTGTGGTAAAACTCCTGCTTTTCGCCGCTGACGTGAATAGCATCATGACAAGCTGGGCAGACGTTTATCCACAAGCCGTACTGCTTAGATTTGGAGCGCAGCGCACCGCCGTAGATTTCATGCCGGGCTGTATCGCCAAAGCGGTGGCAGTGGTAGCAGCGGAACGATTCATGCGTGAACAGGGACGGCGCGTATTCATTGGAATCGAGTTTGACGCCGTATTCATTTTTTGTTCTCTTGTGCATTACAGTTCCGGCCTCCCTGCCTGTCCCCATTCACGCCCGATTTGATTATCAATCAAACGGAGCTGTAATTTTAAACTGTTGATAGCTTCGGTGTTGGCCTTGTAAACAGCTTCCGCAATGTCCCTCTTGAAACGAGCTTCTGCGACGGTTGGTATGCCGTAACATGTCTTGTCGATAAGCCCTATCGGCGTTCCGGCGTCGCGGAGTTTCAAGCACTCCTGCCGCAGCAGGACTTTGTAATCCCGCTCGGCCTGTGCGTACTCCGTGCCGGATCGTCGTAAGGTCTTGACCGATGCTTGAAGCTGTTCGGACTTCTGCCGAAGCTCAAGCCATAAATCATCTGTCATTTTCTGCTTTCAAACTCCTTTGTGGCTCTGTCCCAATCTTCGGCGGTGAAGTCGTTATATTCGCCCTTACCGATGAACGCTCGCAACTCGTTGTTTACGGTCTTGTTGTCTTTCCCAACGCGCTTTGAGTACTTGCCGAGGGCAGCCATGCACATATCCTTGGCAACCTGCTTTTCTACCTCTTCATTCGCTGGCACTGTAGGCTCAATAGCTGATTTTACGGTTTCGGGCAAATCTTCGCCAGCATAGATGTACATTCCAAGTCCAAACATCGCAAGATTTTTAACCAAGCAGCGCATAATGGCTTTGTTTACGTCAAACATCGTTGCGGCTTCACAGGTTTTTTCGTTGAACTGTGTCTGTTCGTTTCCGTACTTGTCGTAATACTTGCCATCAGCCGCTTTCTTGGCGTACTTGAAATAAGGGTTCTTCACTGTGTAGGTGTAAGGCTCCGATTTCATGGCCTTGTTCGCTCCGTCCATAACAGGTAGCCACATGCCATGAGTGAGACCCTCAATCGTTACTTCCGTGAAAACCATGTAGCCCGTATTGGGGTCGTACACATAGGGAAGACCGTTGTCCTGCCGATACACGCTGTAGGCGGCATCGGGGAACTGCTTTTTTACCTCTTGCCACGCCCAGGCCCACGAAAGGTAGGTCAGGCCGTTCTTCTCTTCTGTATGTCCATTAACATTAATGGCATTTAGTGTCTGAAATACGCTCATTAGATTGCTTCTCCTTCCTTGTCCTCTGTCGTAAGGTGGATGCGGTAGCAGCTGGCAGGCGGCGGGGTGGTGTTTACTTTACGGCTTTTAAGGTCCGCAAAGTAAACGAGAACGTTGCGGCCGGGAACGCGAAAATAGGTAATGCTTAGGTCGTAAGCATTACGCCGGGCATACAGCGGGACATGTTCTTTGACGGACTCTGCGCAGCAGCGGAGAGCTTCTTGCAGCGCACTGAAATAGGGGACAGATACGCCACGATTTGTTGCGTAAAGGGAATTTGTGTTTCGCCCTTTAATAAGTTCGGCGGCGTTGATATAAGCTGCCAAATCGTAAATTTTCATTTAACATTCTCCTTGTGCTTCAAACTCTTTAAGGCGCAGAAGATGAATTAAGTAGTCAACATCAAGCTCATCTTTGCGGAAAATATCGCCGTCAATCTCAACCATTTTGTCACCCGCATAGTATTTATCGCCGCGATAATCAACGCCGAGCGGCTTATCTTCCGGCGCAAACGGGTTGTCTCTGGTGTAGTAGCTCATTCATCTACCTCAACAGGACGGCCATCTTTTAAGGTGTACCAGGTGTCAGGCTTGACCGTTTCGCCGTCCACTTTAAAGCACTGCACATCTTTACGATGCCAGTTATAATTTTCATCTTTAGCCCATTCTGCCAGCACAAGCCAGCATCCTAAAACGCCTTTTGCTTTGCTTTCAATGCCAAGTGCAGCAGCAACGCTTTCTTTACCCGAGACATCTGCCTTGGAGTAGTCGCCCGTGTTGGTGGACGCGGAGCAGTTGCCCGTGTTGGTGGACGCGGAGCGGAAGCCCGTGTTGGTGGACGCGGAGCAGTTGCCCGTGTTGGTGGACGCGGAGCAGTTGCCCGTGTTGGTGGACGCGGAGTAGTCGCCCGTGTTGGTGGACGCGGAGTAGTCGCCCGTGTTGGTGG